CTATATTTTCCAGAAATAACTGCCTGAGCAGTAGCATTTGCGTATAACGCAGATAGCTCTTCATCCTTTGCCTTTTTGTGCTCTTCGGCGGCTTTAATAGAATCGTTCGTGACCTTGGTGAGGTTATCCTGAGAAAGTTTAACTTGAGAGTTAGCAGAGTCTAATCTTAGCCCAGCTTCATAAACAGCTTGTTGTGCTGATGTCATATTCTGATAGGATAATGCACTACTCTCTACCTGAGACTTTAATGATTGATAGGTTAGACCTCGCTCACGTTCTGTTTTTAATAGCTCATCTTGTGCTTGTTTTTGTTCTTTTATAGCCTGAATTTGTTGCAGTCCAGCGTCCGCTAGTGTCTTTCTTGCGTTATTAAGGTTTTCTTCAGCAGTCTGAACTTTTTTTGTTGCCTCAGAGAGTTGAGAGTTGGCAACATTCAGTGCTTTTGCTGAAGATTGCGCTTTTCTTGTAGCATCATCGGTCTGTTCAATGGCAGACTTAACGCTACCAAAAATAAATGCGACCCCGGCAATAATACCAGCACCAGCCAAAATAAGTGGATGAGCCATAATTGCCGAAAAAGCACCCAAGACCGCTTTATTCACGCCCGTAACAGCTGCAATTGTAGCGGCCTTAAATCCTGCTACGCCACCACCCGCCAACACAAACGCTGTTCCAAGAGCGCCTATTTTAGCGGATACGGCAGCCATAGCCGCAGGAGATGATAACATCACAGCGCGAAGAGTGATTATGCCTGCCCTAAGATCATCAATTGCATTCTTGGCTTTAATTGCAACTACTAACCCACCAATAGCGACGGATACACCGACAATGAACTCAGACAGTCCTTTGTTATTTGCAATATTTCTAAATGCATCACCTATGTCATTTAAAAAGGAAACAATAGCTCCACCTGCCAATTCTGCAAGTGGAATTAAGAAAAAATCAATAAACGGTTTAAGGTAAGCTTCCCAAACCGTTGCTAGTACTCTTCCCATCAGCCTGATCGCCCCACCTAAAGTATTTAAGAACGCAGGTAATAGCTCATTTCCGGCCCAATTGATAAAAGGTTTTAATCTCTCCCACACGTCAGATAAGATCTTTTTAGCAGGCCTAATGAACTTATCTATATCATCTCCAAATCTCTTAAAAGCTTTTCCGATCTTGTCGAAATTAAAACCTTTGAGGCCTTCTTTCATCTTTTCAAAGATCGCATTGACCTTATCAACACCCTTGGCTATATCAGAATTATCAAAACCAAGTCCTGATGTGTCATGACTTACGCTTCCACCTCCTCCGTTTCCTCCAGAACCTCCAGAACCGCCTGAATCTTGCTTAGATAACATATTCATTTCATCAAATCCGGCAAGTTGTTTCTGAAGTATCTTAGCAGCGTTTGCGGTGTTTCCGATATCTTTTGTAGATCCTTGTGCAGCCTTGCCTACATTAGTCATAGAGTTAGCCGCTTGGCCACCAGAAGAAGCTACATTTTTAGCGCCAATAGATCCTAGGCCAAATAAAGCCCTTACAGCGTTGATAGCCGTTAAGACAAGCTTAATAAAGGCCGCTACATAGTTAGCTGCGGTTAGAACCACATCTTTAACAACGTTAAAGAATCCAGCAATATTAGACTGCCCAATCGCATCCATACAGGCAGCAATACCACGCACAATGGCATTTTGCATGTTAATAAACGAAGTAGCAACGCCACCAGTAGCTCCTGCTGCTTGCTGTTCGAATGAACCTAATCCATTAATACCTTCTTTATTAAGCTTCACAACAGCCCGCATAAAATCGTCCATTGAAGCCTTGCCACTCTGCAAGGAATCATAAAGCTGAGATGAGTCTGCATAACCCATAGCATTAGCAATCTGCTTGAGCTGGGCTGGCATAGCTTGCATTAAAGTCTTCCAGTCTTGTAGCTCTGGTTTACCCTTTGCATAGGCTTGCTGTAATTGCTCCATAGCAGAAGCTTGTAGTTGAGCGTCTGCACCACCGGCTAAAATAGCGTTATTTAACGCTAAATAGATAGCAGTGGAGGCTCTCAAATTGCCGTTTGTTGCGGTTAAACGCTGTACTGCAGTAGTTGCGGCATCAAGAGTAGTAGGTAGACCTTCGAGTTTCTTGGATAGATAATCAATTGAATCTTGTGAATCTTTAGTAGAGATCCCGAGGTTTTGCATGACACGCGGAAAGTTCTTGAGTGTGTCAAAGCGTTTAATTGCATCACCAGTACTGGCAGCAATCGCTGCCATAGCTTTTTGCGTGACAGCAGAAACAACGCCAATAATGGCTCCAGTAGCAGCCATCTTCAGACCCATGTTTTTAAAACCACCAGAAACTCCACTAGAGGCCTGTGAAGCGGCTTTAGAGATGTTATTGAGTTTTTGGTTAACCTTATCAATCTCTGCTTGGAATTGCTCGGTCTGGGCCTTGATTAAGACGTTAACCTCGTCTACTGTATGTGACATTATTGTTTCTCCTGTTCAATGTGCGCATTGATGTACGCATCAAGGTCTTCAGACCTGGTAAATACCCTGCTCGATTCTTCTTTCGCCATAAATGGTGATTTTGGGTAAGTTTTGGCGTGGAATGCCGCTCGTACATATAACCCGAGGGTATGGTTCATCTTGTCTTTCTCTGTAATTCTATCCCTATAACCATCTAGGCAATTCGTGAATTGTCCAATAGTTAGCTCCCAATACTCAGCTGGGTGAAGTCCAATCTTATAGGCTAATCGTTCGTTTTCTTGCCAGAATTCTCGGAAGCTGTGATAGATTCTACCGACTTCTTGAAGGCTTCTGCCATCATCCTCTTGTTCTCCAGTTCTTCCTCCATATCGGCTCTCAGTTTCTTCGCATCTATGTTCTTGCCTAAAAAACCAGACTCTGCAATACAAGCCACGATTTCAACAGTAGCTGCGCCAACGCCTTCTTTTTTAATGAATTTATCAAATTCTTCAATAGTTCCACCCCCTGCAATAAAGAGAAACATCAAATCAGAAACTGGCGGGATTCCATTAAGAGTGGATATTTTTTCTAAGAAATTTTCACCTTGTTCTTTTTCTGCCTTAGCAATATTAGAAGCTTTATAGTTAAGTTGAACCATGATTTTATAACCTCGATTAAATAATTTCGTTGTGTGGGATTTAACCCTCCCACTAGGGGTTTAATTAGGCAACCTTGCTAAATACTGGTTTACCAGAAAGACGAAGAGTTAATTTAAATCCATCAACGCCATCGACTGTTTTCTCGCCATAGGTAAAGTTCTTTACAAACGCTTTATAAGCAATTTTGCGTTTACCTGGAGTTAAAATCTCCCAGTCTCGGACCATACCGCTATCGAACAATGCACGCATTTTCTCAATTTGTGTGTCGTCGTCCATATAGCCTTCGAGGTCCTGTGAACCCCAGTCAGCAGCACCTGAGAGGAATTCTTTAGCACCATCTGGACTATCAAGAGTAGTTACATCGACTTCTTCTTTTTCACCAGTGATTTCACCGATTGAGGTTAAACCTTTGATTACAAGGTTGGTTGGTTCACTTCCTGCCTTAATAAGAGTTAGGGAAGTACCCATAGTTAAGCCTTTGGCCATAACTTTTATTCCTTATTTGAATTTCACTGCAGAGAATCTGCAGTTAGAGTGGAAAAGTGTTCCTTCTGGATTCGGAACATCCACTGAATGTACTAGCCGATAATTAATCGTTCTCATCTTAGCCTCGGCTTCGCTAAGAATGCGTGATAGGTCTGTGCTTTTGTTGGTAAATATATCTACAACAACTTCAATCTCTTGTTTTGCAATCTGATTCTCTAGGTTATATTCAGGATTATTGCTGCCAATCCAAAAGGTGATTACGGGAACTTTGGTAAAGATTGCTTGAGAGCCTTGCTGACAAGCGTATCCTAGACTTTTTAGGGCCGTATAGACCTCTTCTTTAGGTTGATACATTATTTCCTCCCTAGACTAGCCGAAATAGCTTCTTCAATCTGCTTTTTGATATCCGCCTCTGATTCCTTAAAGCCACGATACATAGGAGCTCTTGCAGGGTAACCATTAGTCTTGATAAACTTCAGCCCTTTATCAGTCTCTAATGGAAATACCCAAGGGGTCATACGATAAGTCATACCTTCACCCTTTGGATGAGTTCCAACAGCTTTCTTGCCAACCCCGTACTCGACGAACATTGCATACTTTGTTGGGTTCATGATCCCGCCGACAATCTCAGAACCTTTAAGCTCGGCTGGAATTACAGTAAGAGCGCCTCGCAGTTTACCTCCGTGTGTACCTTCATGCTCGTTAACTGGAATCTTTGGCTTTGTCTTTTGTTCCAGAATCGCCGAAGCACGGTTTACGCCCCTAATGAGATTCTTGATTACTACTGACTTATCGAGTTTAGATTTAAGCTCTTGGATACCAGTAACATCGATCGTTACGCTCGCCATTTCACCCCCGCAATAAGCTTATGTGAGTCAAAGGGAAGAACTTTAGTCACTTGGTAGATCGTTTCTCCTACTTTGATTAAATCGTCTAATCCAATCTCTACAGAAGTGCTACAAGTGATACTAATATCGATCTTCTCAACAAGGCCCATTTCATTCTGAACTGCTCCGAGTTCATTGAATTGAACATTGCCATTGAAGCTGCGTTTGATATTAGAGCTTGAATCTTCTTGTTTAACAATCCCACCTTCATCATCAATAGACTCAGTCTTATCTAAGATGTAGATATTCTTGTCGTAGAAGATATCAGCAATAATGTTTTGAGCAACCTTAGGAAACAACATTACATCTCCTGTATGGCTTTAAGATATTAGCAACCCCTCCAAACAATTCACTATCTGAAGCAGTGGCAATGTAATTCTTAGCGACATTCGAAAATGTAATGGTTTGGCCATTGTCTGAGATGGATTGAATCTTAGTCTCAGTATTAGAACCTGCAACCTTATCTTTAGCTTCTTGAAGCAAAGATGAAACAACTCTGACCGATATAGAAACTAATCGCTCATCATATTGAAGTTTTTTGTCAGTATCTAAATTGAGATACAAAGATAAACGATCAGCCATCTCAAGAGATAGAAAATCCACTAAATCGTTATTTTCAGTAATTGAATTAACGACTTTAAGCTTTTCTTTTAGCTTTGAAATGAACTGATCTTTATCTAACATCTTATTTTCCTTCGTTTTCTGGTTTTGCTTCAGCTTCAGCTTCGACCTCAGCCACTTCTTCGGCAGGAGCTTCTGCTTCTGATTTGGCTTCAGCTTCTTTCTTAGCTTTCTTTAGCTTGGCTTCAGCTTTTAAATCTGCTTCCGAGATAGGCGTATAAATCTCTGGATAAGATTCATACTGCTCGATCACTACTTCATTTGAAGTGGTTAAGATTGTGCCGTCTGCCATTCTAAACATCTTTTCCATGTTTTTCTCCTAAATTAAAGGGTTGCTACTTTGAAGATAAGGTCTGGGGTGACAGCTTTAGCACCAGTATTCACGAATAGTGACAGTGCATAGGCGTTGGATAGAGGGATTTTCTCTGCATCATAGTCATTGACGAGGGCCAACTGACCGACAGAACCGATACGCTGGATCATAATCTCAGCGGTTTGACGAACAGTGTTGATAACACGAACACCATGGAAGAGTTCGATTGCCTCTGCCTTAGAACCGTCATTACCTGGGATCTTATCAATAAGGTTACGGAGTTTACCATAGCCCTTAGGATTACAAGTAATTACGAGCTCAGAGCGATCCACTCCATCAACCCAGTCGTTAGAGACGGTTTCTGCCTTAGCAATAAGCTCTTCGACCTTTTCTTCGATAGCAGTGACAGTTGGAGTAATAGTGACTGCAGTGGCAGCTGCTTCAGCGACACGGAAGAATTCTTTATCGAGGAAGGTAGCGACACGACCAGCGTGAGATGCAGTACGACGATTTAAGAGACCGTTGATACCACTAAGTGTAATATCTTTTGCCTCAAGCTCTTCGACGATCTCTTTGTCGGTGTCGATGTTGAGAATGACTTTACCGCTGTTCTTAAGTGCGGTACCTTTATTGGCACCACGAGCAGTGCCATAGCTATTAAGTTCTGCATCTTTGAAGCGGTCGAAAGTGACTGAGCCACTGGTCGGATCACCAGAATAGTCATTATTTTTAATAAGTGTGGACACACACTTTGCGCGAATAGCGTCGATGATAGCACCACGGATTTCAGCTAGTTTATCTTTAGTAGTGCCAGTAGTTAGAATTGAAAGGGCATCTTGTGCCATTTAAATAATTCCTTGTTTTAAATAACCGCTACACCAGGATTATTCCCAGAGTGCGGTACAGTCGAAGACTTATCAGTTGGGGTAGCCCCTGAAGCTTTAATCTTAGCCTGAACGCCTTCCATGAGCTTTTCTTCCCAGAGTTTCGAAAATTGATCGATACTTTCAGTCATCTTATCTTTGTCTTGATTGACTAGATAATCTGCAAACTCTGTTGGAATGTTTTTCTTAGAGAGTTCGGTAAGACAGTCTGAACGTCTTTCACGCATTGTAATGCTTCTTTCACGTTCTTCAATCTCGGCTAATTTAGCTTTTTGAGCTTCTGTTGCACGCTCTTCTTCTGTGAGTTTAGCTTTGCGCTCGTACTCTGAGATAGCATCTGCAACTGCCTGCTTAGTCTTCTCATCAGACTTCTTGTTAAGTTCATTAACCCGTTTCTGGATTAGTTCATTAACTTGGTCTTGAGTAAAGGTAACCTGCTTTTCGCCGTTATTAGCCTCTCCTGCAGTCTGATTGGCCTGGCTATTGTTAGATTCAGCACCGTTTTGGTTCATCATCTTCCTTTCTTTTACGTTCTTAAGGATTAACTTGAGATTAAAAAACGACCAGCATAAGTGGTCGTGGGACTTCAAATAAAAAAAAGACCAACTAGAACCTATGCAAGTCGTAGATGATCTGATCTCATTATAACATAAAGATTATAGAGATAAATATTAAATTGACAAAAAGTATATTGTGTGCTAGCATAAAACCAAGTAAGTCGACCGGTTTTGGACGTTAGACTGAGGGCTTGTACACTCTATCCTCGACTTAAACAGAGATCTCCGCCACAGGAGATCTCGTCTTTTTATCTATACATTTGTCTTTTATAAGATAAAAACTTCTTTCGACTTAAATTATAGGCAGTAACTAGATTTATTCGATTATTTGTCTTCTCAAATTCAACACCTATATAGTGATATCTTGAAGATTGTCTAACGATAGCATATCTTTTATTTCCTCTTACCGGAGTAAGATTAATAACATCTTCTCTAGATGCTGTTTGAATTAATCTAAGTATAGAAGATATTTCATGTATTCTCAAAGGTCTCGTATCATCATGTCCATTTTTACCATAACCTTTACCAGTAAAGTGTCCTGAATTATCCATATGCAATAGATAGCTTTTTAGTAATACAATTTTCGTATTTGGCTTAACCTTTAGTGCCTTTGCTGCTCTACCAGAGATAACTCCAAGCGTCTCTTCTTTTGAGCTACCACTTAAAACATTAGCAAATTTTTTAGTTATTTCATTATAATCTTCCATTTTTTCGATTAATGGAAGTAGATGTTTTCTACCTCCAATATAATCTTTCTGGCTTGTTGTTTTAGTAGTAACGCTAGGTGATATGACCGAATCATTGGAAATATTGTTAGTTGTATTGGGCTTTACGACTATAGGTTCTCGTCCTAACGTTTCATTCTCAATGCGTTTTAGCCACTCATTATAAGGTACATTATCTACGTATTCATTCTCGCCATCTTCATTTCTAGCAATTCTAATTGCAGACTCGTATTCTTCGCCAAGATAAGCAGAAACTGTAGAACGACAGTTCGGATGAAGAGGAGGTAGATTCTCCCCCGCCTTAGCATCCTCAATATTGTAGACTTTTTTATCATGTTCTCTGCAAATATCTGAGGTTCTTGAATCGAGCGTTGCGATGAACTTATATTTTTCAATACCCATAGTTTTCAGGGCTTCAATCTCTGCCTGATTCTGAAAATAACAAGTCTCGGTCTGAACTAGCCTTGTAGCCTCATACTGCGTAACGCCAAACCTCTCTCTGATTCCTCTTGCAGTTTTTGAATAACTCTCACCTCTTGCAATAGCAGAGCCTATAACTTCTTTCAGAGTATCAGCCAATTTATCTGTATTCTTCCAAATCCTCTCTGAATAATTACCACCTAAGAATTTAGTATTAAGAACTTGGTTAACTGCTCGATTATCTAACTTAGAAAAAGCAGGGTTAACCTTAAGCCCTACGCCAGTATCGTAGATAGTTCTATAGTAAGCATTCTTTATCGTCTCTCTGTGAGCTTTAGCCTCAATTTGTTGATGTTTTAGGCTAGCTTTCTTACTTTCTGCCCAACAGTCGGCATATAGATATTCAAGCCTTGTCATGCGGGCCTTGTAGTTATCTGGAAGATATTCAGATAGTCCAGCCTTCTTCATTTCTCGATGAAAACGTTCTAGGTCGCCATTCGGGATAATAACTCTTAGTTTCTCTTGATCGAAGCCTTCGTCGTCTTTGTAGCAGTTTTTATAGAGATTCTTAATATCTTCGACAATCTTTAATTTTGCATCATCGTAAACCGCGTGAATATCCTCTAGATAGGGAACAGAAAGCTTCTCGGCCTCATCTAACCGATCTTCGGCACGCTCTCGCCAATACTCATCAGAAGGCAACCCACGACGATTCTTCATTACTAATCCTCGTCGTCATTTGCATTACTCTTGTCTACGTTAGGTAGTCCTGTCGCATAATTGTCATTAAATTCAGGCTTATTTTCTTCTTTTGCAAGCTCCACAGTCTCCTTGGCATCATTTACGAATGACAATTGAGCCACAAGTGTTTCTTTATCGACTAGGCCAACAAGGTTATTAATCATTTGAGATTGTTCATAGTCGTTCTGTGGTAGGGAACGTTTAAAGATTACATCAACATCAGCAGGACTGATTAAGTTCATATTGTTATTGAGATTAAAGAATCGGTTATAAATCCTGAACCTATCAATCAGCGCTTTTTCGAAGTAGCGTTCTTTATCTTTAATGTGTTGTTCGAATGCGAGGAGCTTATAGAGTAGTGCCACGCCAGAAGAGTTGCCTGCGAAGTTCTGGTCGCTCATGTCTGGGGTCATAGAGATTTTATGGATGTCGGAGAGGAGGGAAGACCTTAAAACATCAGCGTCCGCTTCATTGATATCCTTAACAATATATTCAACCTTAGCGTCAGATGGGATTCCTGCGAGCGTTCTAGACTCTTTAAGCGCGTCTTTTTGCTCTTTTGTAATATTCATTCCATAAAATGCAAGAATAGCGTCTACCAAACGCTCACGATCGATTACACGATCTGATTGCAAAATGTTATAAGCGTCAATTAGGGAAATAACAAGCTCATAATCACCCATGCGATCAGAGCTATTAACATATTCAATTACTGGTACTTCGCCATAGCCATGCATGAAATCTTCAATTTCTGGAATTTGGGATAAATGGCCGTCTTTAAGGCTTCGCTCCATACAAAGTTCTGGGGTTAAAATAGTAACATCAAACTCATTCTCAAGTTGTTTACCTTTATCGTCGAATACCGGATTGTAAATCACAGCAAAAAGCTTATTGTGCTGAACGCTATTATCATAAGCTAGGATGATATTACTCGGATTAATACGTGTTGACCATGGCTCAGCTAACTCGTTTGTGTAGACACGCTCAAAAGCATGACCATAGACTGACGCATCTGTTGCGAGCTCTACATCAAGATTGGAGATAGTCTGCTTCTTGTAATTATCGACGATCAAATCGATATTAAGCCCCTCAGAGACTAAATATTGCACAGGATTACCTAAGAGATAACCCACATTAGTCTTCGTAATGTACCTAGCGTTATTAACTACGACCTTAACCTCATGTGGTGCAGGTCTTGAAGTTACATTAACTGAAGAGAAATAATCTTTCAGGGTATTGTAATATCTAACCTGCTCTTTACGGTTTAATGAAGTTAATAAATTATTAATGAGTTCATCTGTTGGTTGAGTACCTCTCGCGAGAGTGCATTGTTTGATCATAGGCATTTCGTTCTCCTTTACCTTTCAAAAACCGAATTTCGGTTATACCTAGAGCCGTAAAGCTCTGAATCGCTCAGAATCTGAACTTCCATTCCACTAGTAGCCTGCTCATAGATTGAAGCCAGAACATCCACAGCGTCATCATGAGCGTTCTTACCCTTGCGCTGATAACTCATCACCTGCTTATAGAAGTCAGGGAATCGAGTTCTCCAATTAGGTGGCATATAGACGTGATTTTGAACCCATGCAGAGCTTGCCAAGATGCGAGACTCCTTATTATGGGTCTGTGGCACGGTATTAATTATCGTGCGATTAGAGTCGTATTTATCGAGCAATAATCTCTCCACATTCCTAGCAAAACCCCTACCGCCATTGTTAGACTCGATCGAGCATTCCTGAACAGCGCCAGTATGTAGTAATTCAGCAACCTTTGGCTCCGTAATTTCCATAGATTCGTCTGAGAAATAAAGGTCTAAGATGTAAGCTTCTTTCTCAAAAATCACATAGTTAATTGAACATAGGAAATCTGTGCCAGTATCTGCCGTATCTGTATAGTTAAAGATTTTGCCTTCTGGAGCTTTTTCCCATTCCTTAAACTCCTGATAGAGTCGACCTTTTACATCGATTGGGGTTTGGTTATAGTTTGCCTCAAAGATATCGACATTCATTTCACGCTTGATGAGATTCATGTCTTTTTCATTCAAAATGTCTTCACAGAGCATTTCACCCTTGTCATTCTGGACGTGATACTTAATAATCTCACATTCATCAGAAAATGCTTCCATAATACGACCTGCGAGATCGCGAGAAGACCATCTAGTCATGATAATAATGCACTTTTTCTGACCCTCAAGCCTCGATAGCATAGTATTCACAAACCATTGATAAGTATTGTCTAGAGCGGTCTCGTTATAGGCCTCCTCAGCCGACTTAATAAGATCGTCACAAATAAGATAATCACAACCAAAACCCGTAGCTGTACCGTTCGGAGAGGTAGCTAAATATGAAATCTGACTTTGTCCGTCTATGGTCCACTTCTTGGCACTTGCATCACCATACTTAACCTTAGTAGAGAACATGTCGGAAAAAACGACACGTTCACCCATCTTTTCGGTTTGAATAGTATTCCTGACATTCTTAGAGAAAACACTAGCAACATCCTCATTATAAGAAGCCGTCATGACTCGACTAGCTGGATTACGCCCGAGAAGCCATGCCGTGAGACATTGGGCCGTTAAAGACTTACCATGACGCGGTGGCGCGTTAATAATAAGAAAGCGTTTATCTCTATTATTAATAAAGTTTTCCACAGATTCACAGAACTCTTTAAGGTATGGACGCTCATCTTTGTAGAAATTAGGGAACAATACCTGGCAAAAATCGTAAAGATGACGTCTCGCGAGTTCTAGTTTCGCTCCAAGCTTAATTACTTCATCTCTGGTCATTTAGCAAGCTTCCTTAATTCATCTTCGGTTAAATTTTCAAATGGATTGAAGATTTCTTTTTCTGAAACATCTTTAGTCTCTTGAGGATCAAAATTGCCATTAAGCTTAATAAGAAGCTCTAGGGCTTTCATTTTTTCCATTGGGCTTGTTTCAGCACTCTTAACGATATCGTGTAGTGTTTTCACGCCATTAGTAATACTATCTGGGTCTTCAGAAGCCATCACCTTGGCTATGGCACGATAAGAAAAAGCATCTTTTGGTCTTCCTCCGGGGTTTTTCCCAAACGTATTGCCAGGAGCAAAAGTTCCATCCGACTTTCTTCCGACTTGTACGGTTCTAGCTTTCTTTTCTTTTGCAACTTTTTTGGCAGTCTTTCGAACTGGTTTCTTCGAAGCAGAAACCTTAGTAGGTGTTTCTTTTTTGGAAACAACCACCTTATTTGTCGATTCGTCATCCTGTCTTTTTATAGGCATTTATCAATCTCTAATTTTCTTTTGGAGTTTCTTCGGTTTCAGCTCCAGGTTCAACTGGAGTATGTTCTTCTTCTGGAGCCACCACAGGTTCTTCAGAACTTCCTTCAGTCTTCTCTTCAGCGTGAACTCCTTCACTTGTCCCAGCATGATTGTCGGTATCTTCTGTGCTGTGTTCTTCTACCGGTGAATATTCAATAGCCTCTTCTGAGTGTCCAAATTCTTCATGTTTCTCTGACTCTTCGGTAGCTTCATCGTGTTTTTCATCAGAAGCTTCAGGGTGTTCTGGCTCATTAATCTCTTCATGTGTTTCTGGGGACTCTTCAGCAGTATTTGAGTTTTCCACAAGTTTATCTTTGACCTCTACTCCCTTAAGTACAAACACGATCGGGTCACCAAAAATCACTTTGTGACATTTACCATTTACGAATTCATTCGTGATATCGAAATCTAAACCATAAAAATCAACGATCACACGGCCGTTATTATCTTTTTCGACAAAAATCTCATATTCCATTTTTTTAATTCCTTGTTTTTAATCTATCCATTAACTGGATCCGTCTTGTATTAGTATTTCTACTTCTTAATTCTTCTATTAGCTCCTCAACGCTTTTGTTTCGGAGGCCCGCTCCTTTCCGTCCAAAGATAATAATTTGAGGTCGCCGTAACATCTTGTTCTTCGTAGGCTCCCCCACTACACCTACTTCAGCTAGAATCTTGCCAAGTGGCCTATAAACTATGAACGCTTGATCTCTCCTAACAACCGCTCTTAAATCTTGTAGGTTAGCTGAGAAAATGAGGGAATTAAGAGTTTGAACAGCTAGCCCCAGTAGTTCGCTATAGCTAAACTCTTCTCGGATTTTTCGTTTAGTAAAATCCAAAGTACGTTCACATAAGAGTTTTGTTGTCACTAGAGATACAAGTTCGTTAATTCTGGTCTTCAGATCCATAAATTGCTCCACTTAATAGGTTCCCGATAAAAAAGACCTCCAAGGAAATACTCCTTAGAGGTCGTAGAAATCTACTTGAATTATAACATAATTGTGAAGCGTATTTGCAGATAAAAAATTTCCAAAATCCCTTGACATGTATACACCAATGGTGTATCATAGAGACATAGCAAGGGGAACATTAAAAAGGCAGGTAGAAAGGAGGGCAATATGGAGATTAAAGAAATAAAACTCAAATCCAATGGTGAAATTACCATAAAAATAAAGCTCACTCCCGCAAAGAAATAAGCTTTATAGCTAAAATATTAGCATAAAGGAAAGAAATTGTCGACCCCTTGCTTAAAGCCTGCCGGAAAGGAGAAAATGGTTGAGATATCAAAAGAGGAATTAGATGAACTTAGGTCTAAAGCCCAGAAATGGGATAAGTTCACAAAAAAACAAGCCTCACACCTCAATGCGATATCAAGCGAAGAAAAAAAAGCAAGAGCTAAGAGAGCTGCAGAGGCGCGTTGGAAAAATCGCAAAGAAAATACATAAAAACTATTGACATTAAACTTAGTTGAGCTATAATCAAACTAAATTTATGCACTTACAATTACCCTAGTTTTCGCTAGGGTTTTTGTTTCCCCAAGATAATAATGGTTTATTTTGGAGGTTGTTCATTATTTATGTTGGACAATAAGAGAATCTCAGTAATGAGAACACGTTTAGGTGAACGTGCTTCGAGATTGATAAAGAGCGATAAATTCTTGCCTATGTTCAGAAATAGACAAATCAAGTATCAGAGAGAATTTGAAGAATCTGTGAAAATTGCAGAGAAAAAGCGAAATCCTGAACACTTTTTTGCAAAAATCTGGTCTTGTGAGAATATAGAGAAAACACTAAAACTAATTCGATCGGTTATTTATAAAGCGATTGAGAAGGTTCGTGAGCTACAAGAGTCAATTAAGAGA